CTGATAAGTATAAAGACAACGCACAGATAAATGACGATACAGCTAAAGATATTATGAAAGAACTTAAGACTAAATTTAGAGGTATTAAGTTTGATGAAGGTGAAAGTGCTGAAATTAAAACAGCACAACAACAAGCTGAAGATATATTAAGAGGCAAAAGTGGAAAATCAGAATAATAATTTGACAGGTTCTGATGCAAATGAACTATCTGATTTTATTTATGAAAAAGTAGACTTTAAACCAACTCCCTTACAATCACCAATACTTAGGTCAAGAAAAAGATTTATCCTAGTAGCTGGTGGCGAACAAGCTGGGAAGTCTATGGTTGCAGCTAAATATTTATTAGGTAGATTCCTGGAAACAGAAGGACAAGGTTTGTTCTGGCTAGTTGCCGCTGACTACGAACGTACCAGAGCTGAGTTTGAATACCTCGTACAAGACTTTTCTACTCTTGGATTACTTAAAGAAGCAACGAAAAGAGTAGACCCTGGAAAAATAATACTGGCAGATGGTACAAGAATAGAAACAAAGTCCGCTAAAGACCCAAGAACACTAGCTATGAGAGCACCCAACGGCATTATTGGTTGCGAAGCGTCACAGCTAGACCTCGAAACTTTCCATAGATTGCGTGGTAGATGTGCTCCAAAGAAAGGTTGGATGTTTTTAGCTGGTACTTTTGAAGGTTCACTAGGCTGGTATCCACAAATGTACCAGTCATGGCAACACTCAGCATCAATAGATGAACAAGCCTTCTCACTTCCTAGCTATTCAAATCAATATTTATATCCAGGTGGTAGACAAGACCCAGAAATATTAGCACTAGAAAAAGTTAGCTCAGATGATTTTTTCTTAGAAAGAATAGAAGGTATACCCAGCCCTCCTCAAGGTCTGGTATTTAATGAACTACGAGCTGATATTCATGTGAGTGACGTAGAATACGAACCAGATGTACCTGTACATATATGGATAGACCCTGGTTATTCAGAAGCATACGCCTGTGAAATAATACAAGTAGTTAATGACCAAGTAAGAGTTATAGACGAAATCTATGAAAGGAATCTGGTTACAGATGAGATTATAGATATAGCACAATCAAGACCCTGGTGGAGAGATGCACAGTTCGGAGTTATTGATATAGCAGGTTATCAACACCAAGCTATGGCTGCCCCTGCAGAAGTCTGGTTAGAACGAACTGGTATCTATTTTGACTCACAAAAAATAAGAATTAACGAAGGAACTGAAAGATTAAAGTCGTTTTTAAAGACCGACCCAGTATCTAAAACAGAACCTATGATAGTATTTAACCCAAAGTGTGAAGGAATATTGTCAGAATTTGGTGTTAAACCGAATCCGTTTGACGGACAAACTCGTTCCTATAGATGGAAGATGGATAGAGATGGTAATATTGTGGGACAAACACCTGAAGATAGATACAATCATGGTGTTAAAGCAGTAATTTACGGATTAATTAATCGTTATGGGTATGGCTATATTACCGATAATAAAATTATAAAGGTTAGGCAATGGTAAATGGCTAATTACAAAGCAGAAGAAATTATATCTCTTGTAGATAATCATTACGACTTAACAGAACCTATGCGTACCCGTATGGATGATGACTATAAACTATACCGATTAGAAGAATTTGACGCAGGAGAAGGCTTCCAGTCTTACACTTCAAACGAACCTATGGTATATGCAGATAAACTTATTTCTTGGATGACTTCTGCTGAAATGGTTGTACGAATACCTTACAATAATTCAGAAAGAGAAGAACGAGAAAATAATGACGCTAAAGAAAAGTTTTTAATTGGTATCCTAACATCTGCTGATGAAAGACTAACTAAAAGATTACAACCAATAGTAAGGCAGCAACTAGCTTGGTACATAACTCTACGTGGCTGGTACTCAGGCAGAGCCTTACTAGTTAAGAATAAAGCTGGCGAAACATATGTTGATATTCAACCATGGGACCCACTTCATACTTATTGGGGTGAAGGACCTGATGGTTTGTCATGGGCTTGTTATAAATCTAAGAAGTCACCATCAGAAATTAATTTAACTTATGGCGTAACTATAGGTTCAGATTCAGATTCAGATGAACCTATAGATGTTTACGATTTTTATGATAAAGAAGATAATATTGTTGTTACAGATTCAACTGTATTAAAGAAAAGAACTAAGCATGGAGCTGATGAAGTCCCAGTATTTCTTGGACCAGTAGGCTCAACACCCATGATTCAAGCAATTACAGACACAAGAAGCCAAGATACAATGGAAGATTTTGGTGAATCTTGTTATAAATCTACTCGTAACTTGTTTGATAAACAAAACTTTATGATGAGCGTAATGCTTGAACTTACAGCCCGTTCACGAAAACAAGGATTGAAAGTTAAATCTCGTGACGGAACTAAAACACTAGAAGAAGACCCGTATAAAGAAGGCTCAGAGATAGCTCTTGGGCAAGGCGAAGACGTTGAACCTCTAGGGCTATTAGAAATGGCTAAAGAATCAGGCGTATTTATGGGACTTGTGTCTGGTGAAATGCAAAGAGGTGGATTACCACACTCTATTTATGGGCAATTAGAATTTCAATTATCAGGATTTGCAATAAATACACTAAGACAAGGTGTTGAATCACAACTTGAACCAAGACTTCACTCTCTTGAACGTGCATATATGTGCATAGCAAAGATGATTTCAGACCAATATATTACTGGTGCCTACAAAGCAGTTGAAGTTAGTGGTAAAGATAGAAATAGAATGTATTTTTCTGAGGAAATAACAGTCGATACTATCAAAAATGCAGGTGACCCTGAAATAGAATTCATTGGTCAGTTGCCACAAGACGATATGACCAAGATGTCTATGGCTCAAATGGCACGAGAAGGACAAACCCCACTCTTGTCAGATACATTTATACGTGACCATGTACTTGGTTTGCAGTCTGCCGACCAAATGGATGACGCAATTAACGCACAGATAGCAGAAAGAACTTTACCTGAAGCTACATTGTGGACAATGTTACAGGCATCTATTAGACAAGGCAGAGAAGATTTAGCTAAGTTCTATCAAGGTGAACTTGAAAGATTATTCTTAGTTAAAGGAATGGAACAGGCACAAATGATGCAACAAGCTGGAGCAATGGCTCAAGGCGTAGCTCCACCACAACCACAGGGTGGTCCTCCCCCACCACAAGAAATGCAACCACCATTCC